TTAATCCGTGTGTCCCTGGTTCGAGCCCAGGTCGAGGAGCCAATTTGCAGTACTATGAACCGCCTCCTTTATGGGGCGGTTTATTATTTTCAGCGGCTGATATTCTATGTCAATCCAGCCATCATGCCTAATGATTATCCGGTCCAATATTTGAGAGTAAAAAGTTCTCTTTTTCTTTGGATCGGTACATTTCTCGATAATTTCTCTCATTAATGCGCTAGCTCTCAAGATTTCTGTCTCTTTTAAATCGAAATCTGTCGATGTGTAGTCGTTAATTTCAGTCAAACCTAGCTCTGCTTGCTTGATGTCATCATTTAGTTCACGCAGTCGAACCGTGATATCGCCTAGATTTGGTGCGTCTTTCCCATACAGTTCAAGAATTTCAAATAGTTTTGTGCGACGTCCTTGTAGTTTTTTCACTTCAGCAAGTTGTGCTGAGCGTCGACGGCTGATGGTTTCGTTCCATTCGCTGGTTAACGTGTGAATTTCTTTTACCGCTTCTGATACTCGGCGCGGGGTTAATATGCCATTAAGTATGGTTTCGCTGAGGTAGTCATCCAGTTCATGAGCTGGAATTCGTCGGTTTTCGCAGCCAATGCCTTTAAGCGCCGATCGGCAATTGTAATAGTGGTACGTTTTATTGCGCCCGGTGGCGCTTTCAACTTGCATCGCGGCGCCACAGTCGCCGCAGCGCAAAATCCCGGTGAATACGAAATTACTATGCGGACTACCGCCTTCTGCTGCTGGCGCTCGCTGGCCAATTAGGATTTGTGCGTTATCAAACAGGTCTTGGGTGATGATTCCTGCGTGACTAGGGGTAATGATCCATTCATCGACAGGTCGGTTGTTCCCAGCATTATTAGTGCGATTAAATACAGTTAATCCGGCATAAACTGGATTTTTAAGGACTAGTGATACTGTATTTTTGTCCCATTTTTTACCGTTTTTTAGTTGCCCAGTTTCATTTAGCTTCATGGCGATGGCTTTACTTCCCATGCCGACGAGGCAAAGGTTAAAGATATCGCGAATGGTTTGGGCTTCTAATTCATTGATTTGTAGCCGGCGACGTTTCCCTTCGGCTTTTGGGGTATAGCCAAACGGTACTCGACCGCCATTAAAGAAACCATCTCTGGCATTTTTCATCATCGATCGGCGCGTGTCGCGTGAGACAACTCGGCTGTAATGCTCATCAACGATTTCTAGCAATGATCCGGTAAACCAGCCTTCATCAGTGTCTTCGTCAATATCGGTTGTGATGTATACCAGCTTGGTATTGCCATCTGCCAAGAGCTTTTTATAGCTGGCGGCATCAATTTTGTTCCGGGCAAACCGGCTCGTACTCCAGCAGATGAAGTATTCAACGTCAAATGCGGCACAAAAGGCGATCGCGTCTTGAAATGCAGGGCGTTTTTCGGCGCTGCGACCACTGATTCCCTCATCTTTGAACACTTTAAGCACTTGTGCCCCGAGCTGTTCGGCTTTGAGTTCGGCTTGCTCAATCTGACTGGCGATAGGCAGGCCATCATCGGCTTGGCGAGTGCTAGATACACGGGCGTAGATTACGGCTGTTTTATTCATGAGATTCATTAATGATGCGGGCGATTCGCCCTGTTGTTAGGCTGAGTTTGTAGTGTTCCATCAGGGCTTGGCGAATTTGTGCAGGTGAACGGCCGGCGGCCGCCAGCATTTTGATGTGCTGGTTGCGCATCTGGCGCTGCCAGCTGTCAAAAGGGCGCAACCGCAGCAATAGCATGCCGTTGTCGGTACGAGGTACGTCATCACTGCCGTCTAGTTCGCGCCAAAGCACCATTAGTGCGTCGACGCCGATTTTTTCGGCGATGCGCAGCCATACCGGCGGCATTTTCATTGCTGCCAAATCATCAAGTCGCGGGTCGCGCCGCGAAAAATTCAAATCAGTGCAATTCTTTAGGTACCCACCCCCTCTTGGGGGGTAGGGGGATAGCCCTAGCCGACCCCCCAGCCCTAGGGGCTGCGTACCTAGGCTGCCAACTTCCTGATTCCCGCTGCGCTCTTGTGTATCAACCATCGTGCTCTACCCCGCATTCCATTGTGAGTTCAACCCTATGCCACTGCGCACTCTCTATAACTAGACGCAGCAGCCAGAGCCACCCGTTTCCGATTTAGCCCGAAACCGTAAGCGATTTGGTAAGTGCGCAACTTCACCCCCTCGCGCCTTGTATATGCTCATTCTCCTGCACTCCGTAGACACATTGTAATTACCCCCTACGAAACTTGTACTCACTAAACAGGCCTTGAAACACCCCTAGCTGTGCTTGCTATCCAAGCGCCGCAGTAGCTCAGAAGCGGGTGACCTGATCTTGGCCAGCGGATTGCCACGGTCCATCGCCTCAGTCTTTTTAACCATAGCCAAGTGCAGGTAGATCTTGGTCGACTCGAGCGACGCATGGCCCAGTAGTTCACCGGTTTGATTTAGCGGTACGTCGCTCTCGGTCAACTCAGTGCCAAAGCGATGACGCAAAGCATGCGGGTGTAGTTGTTGTCTGGGTATACCGACCTTAGTCCCTAATCGTATGATGATTGACTGTATACCCCGCTTTGTTAGGCGGCGACGATCACCATGTTGCTCATGCTCTGGCGTTCGTCGATTATGTGTTGAGATCCACATGGGTGAGTCACCATCGGGCAGCGCACAGTCATACAGTGCGTGATCAGGATGCTCTAAATACACCCGCAGCAATAACTCGGCCTCACGGGGGACGGGCAACTGCCGCTCCTTATCTCCCTTTTCCAGAACTCGGACCGCCATACGCGGCTGCTCTTTCACTATATAAGTTTGCAAGTGAGAGCGATTCATCGCCACCAAGCCCGATAAACGCAAACCACAACCCAGTAAAATCGCCAACATTGCCGCATCACGCACCCCCTCGAACGTCGACAAATCTGGCGCGCTAATTAACTTCTCCGCGTTGGCCAACTCAATGACATCGGGTAAAGGCTTGCCTGCCTTGGGGTACGGTAGGTTTGCAGCGGGATTCGCTCCAAGCAAATAACCCTTCCGATCAAGCCATTCATAAAACCCCCGGATGCAAGCCACATACGGCACCCGCGAGCGAGCATGCAGATTGAATGTCTTATTCAAATGCATCCCAGTAAACACCAGTAAGGTTTCTTCAGTCACTGAGCACGGATCCGTATCGCCTAAAAACAGCGCATACCGCAGCAAAATATCGCGGTATGACTGGCCCGTGCGGATAGAGCGGCCATCATTCAGCGTTTTGAAGTCAATAAACCCGTCAATCAACTGCTGCATACATTCTCCAAGTCACGCGAGGGTAAGCGCATTTCCAGCCCTAACCCGTGGATACAAAGCTTACGCATTATAACTGTTTGATTTTATTAAATAAATATCTTTGTCAGTCCAAGGAAAACCCGTGGATGGTTTGATAAACCCTTGGACAGCTTCACGTAATTTTTAAATATCCTTGGAATATCTACTCAGACCCGTGGATTGCTTTTCTTATTGCCTAATAGTCTTTATCTATCTCTATCTCTTTATTTTTAAAAGAGAAAGAGAGAGAAAGAAGGGGGTATGTTGACTAAAACAGCCAAAAATCAAACCCGTGGAAAAAACACCCTAACCCGTGGAAAAAAGCCAGCAACCCTTGAGGCGTAAACTGTCCAAAATCAAAGACTTAGCGCAAGCACCCAAGGAAATCCACGGGTTTTCGCCGCATGCGCCCATTTCCCGATAAAAATAAGGCTTTGGCGATCTTTTTGGCCTCATTTTTAGGCAAGCCCAAAGCGCCTGTCCAAGGCAGAAAGAAAGGCAATACAGTGACAAGTCGGCCCCTTGCCTTATTGCTGACCGCGCAGCGGGGCGGCCCTGCCTCTTTCTGGAGGGGTGTGGGGAGCCAAGCAGCAAGATACGGCGCTGTGCCCTGGTATTTGATTTCAGTCGCCGTTGGCGACCGATGTTTGGGTATTTAGCTAGGAGGGCACACAAGGCCGTCTGTGGCGCAACAGCCGGCCAATCAAAGCGGAAACGACAAAGCCGCCCGTAGGCGGCCTTGAATCACAGGAAACGAAGGTTTTAAGCGTTAATTGCGTCTTTCAGTACCTTCAATGCCTTGAACTTCGGGGCACGGCTCGCAGCAATCTGAATCGTCTCGCCCGTGCTTGGATTTCGGCCAGAACGCGCTGCGCGCTCTGTCACTTCCAGTTTGCCTACACCGGGTAATATCACCTCATCGCCTTTGGCCAAAGCCGTGCGAATCACCTCACCCAATTGATTGAGCACTTCATCGGTCTTTTTGTCCGTCAAACCTGTGGCTTCAGCAACTTGGCGGATTAAGTCTTGCTTGTTCATACATTGGCTCCTTTTGAGCGCTAAGGGGAAATAAATCAGAATATTAGTTAGAAGGGCGACAATGTTTTTCGCCATTCAATAAAGGCTGGCCATACTTTTTGCTGCCACGAATCCTGCCTGTATGTCTCTGCCAATAGCTTGAGCGCTAGGTCTACATTCCCTTGCTTAAGCGCCCGGTGAAATTGGAATTCATCACGCCAGAAATCAAAGCACCAATCATTAAAATTGGACTGCCTAGCGATTTCCCATCGGTGCGTTTTAAATGCCAGGAGATCATTGCAAATTTGAATCATGGCGGCGGCGTCAGTCGCTAGCGGCGTCAATACCTCCCGAATGATTTTCCCTTCGGTCGCCTTTTCTTCAGCCACACGCTTGGCCGTGTGTTCCTTTTTTATTTTTTCGCCCTTACGCTGCGCGACTTCAAATTCATTGCCCAGTCTGGCCAGCAGTGTCGATGCCTCGAGCAAGGTTTTTACGTCGCCCGCCCATAGTTTGGAATCCATCTCATGATGATCGAGCACGCAGGCAATCTGCGCTAATACGGTACTGGCTGTGCGCGCTTTGCCGCGATACGTCTTGGCGACTTTGCCGCCGTCCCACTTAGACCAGGTTGCCCAGCGTTCGGTCATATTGAGAATTCTGGCATCACTTTTATCGATGGGTTTAGGCATTGTTTTCCCCTAATAACATTTGCCGTAACTCCGCCTTCATTTGCTCCGCATGCGCAAGGCCATCACCATCATCAAAGCGGCCACCGACCAAAGACCACGCCGAAGCATAAACCGATGCTTGCGCCATGATTTGCTCTACCCATTCGGTAGAAGGCGCTGGCTTTGGCACACTGGCAATAATCGCAGCAAGATTGATTCGCTTGAGCGGTAATACCAAACCGGGGCCTTCTAGTACAGCATTGGTTCTGCTTAGATAATCTACGGCCCATTCGCTGCCAAAACTAGCTGTGTCATCCTCTTCCAGATGATCCTGAACAATCTCGTTGTGAAAATCCACGATTAATTTAATAGCTGGATCATAGCTAGCACGGGCGATTTTTGAAAACTCAGCTGCGACAGCTTCAGCCACTTGAGCAACATACTCAGTCATGCCTCAGCCCTCCGCTTGTTCTTTTGCCGTTGAGCTGAACAGCTCGCCAATCGAGCGCAAGGAGCTCTCAACCATTTCAGTGGCCATCGCCACATCGCAGGCGAGAAAAGCCTTATCCAGTTTGGCCTGACTTTCATCTTCATCGTCTTCAAAGACTAAAGCGATGGATGACAACCCAAATCTTTCACACTTGGGCTGATAAGTACACTGCAACTGTGCGCGACCTTCATCGTCGCTGGTGATCTTGGTGACCAGAATCTGGCCGTGTTCTTCGGTTTCAAATAACTTGGCAAACATAAACTACTCCTTGTTTTAGGGGGTACTACACTTACAGTGCGCTTCTTAGTTGGCTGCACACGATTTCGAATTCATCTGCCGTTGGCTTGCGGGTCAGTTGCACGACCACCGTGCAATCGCCTTCGCCCGGGTCATAAAAAAACAGCACATCTTTTACCCTTGGGCGGTTGTCGTGATTGATCTTGTCGGCGCAGGGTTTACATTTTTCCTGCTTTAACCAAGGATCATCACCGCACCAGTTCAGGCAATCGCATTCAGGGAGTTCATCCACGATTTCAATTCCTTGGCGCTGGTATTTAAAATGGAATAGTGTCTCTACGTCGGCTGTAACCGCGATCTGCTCGGCGCCATAAGAAAGACTCAGCCTTTGCGCTGTAGCGAGGGGCTATGCGCCTTTCTGCACGCCAGTGCGCGCCAAAAAGAACATTTCTCCGGCGCCTTACAAAGTGCCCAGTCGGTTTATGACTAGATAGCTGAAGCAATCCCAACCAGCGACGGTGCCACTTCAGTGGGTTTCCTTTGGTCGTAAATGGCAATGCAATAAATTTGAACATGGTGTTGCTCCTAGGTGCTACGGGGAATCTGGTGCGCCATTAAGTGGCGTTGCATACAGTGCGTATTGCTCCATGCGGCTCAAGCTCAGCGCGACCATATTGCCGACGCGCTTGTGATTGATCGTGCGCTCGACGGGGTCTTTCAGAATGACGCCGCCGCCATCGAGCTGCTTTTTGTAAACGCGATCGGATTTAACCGGCAGGCCGTTCCATTTATCGCGCAGCGCGGGTTTATTACTGATGTGATCCATGATGTGGGCAGGGCGAATGCACAGCACGTCTTCCGTCTTACCTGTCGTCGGGTCGATTTCCGTGCACCATTTATACGGATGCCTAAATTCGCCGGCAGCGATTTCAGACAATGCAATCTCGGTAATCCAAACCCAAGGCTGACGATCGGCACCCGTTTCTCGGGTGTGGCTATTCATTTCGGCAATCAGATCTTGCGGCAAGCGGTTCCAGCTTGATGGCAGTCCGGCAAATTCGGTCAGTAAATCCCAGCCGCATAGCAGTGCCGCGTAGTTATTCACCATCCGCATTGCGCCGTCGTCATCCCGCGCCGCGCTCGAGGCGTCGAGACAGTAGCTCTTGGCTTTATTGAATTTCTCTTGTACGCGGCCACGATCCAAGCTGGCCAAAAAACGCAGCCATTGCTTCACTGGAAAGCGCGGTGAGTTATCAGGGATCGGCGTGCCTTTTTTACCCGTGAGTTCAACGCGGACGATCTTGCCGATCAAGCTGCGAATCGGCACATCTTCACCCGCCAATAGCACTGGGGCTGAGAGCAAGTACTCGGTCATATCGCTACCGCGACGGGTTACGGTGTATTGGTACGTTTCCTGCAGCAGGCCGACCGCTTTGTCGATCACGTCTTGCTTGCGCGCTGACAATTCTTCCCAGCCCACAGGATGGCTGGTGTGGCTTACTGAAGTCAGCAAACGAAACTCGGTTTGTAGTGATTGGCCAGAAAACATCGTGAAGGCGATCGCCCGCTCGAGCTTTTTAATCAGCGTTGATTTACCTGCTGATTTATTCGCCTGCATTTGCAAGTGTGGCCAAAAGCCCAGCAACGATTTCAAATGGCCACCCAGCGACCAAGCCAACAACATACTGGCGGCATTCTGCTTCATCGTCGCACCAAACAGCTCAATCACGGCGCGGGCATCGGCTTGGGTGCCAGAAGGGAAAGTCAGGTTGTAATACGGGCACTGCTTGTCGGGCTCGGTGAAATAGGTATCTGGCCCTTCGTTCACCACCATTTGGCCTTCGCTCCAAGCGAGGCCGACAAAATTCACCGCACGGCGCGCGCCGATTTCGGCGGTACGCTCCAGAATATTGATCATCCGTTTGAAGTTAGCCGGCGAATAGATCGGGCCGAACTTTTCCCATTTGGTGACGTTATGCAAATCCTCGTCATCAAACACTTTACGCACCAGCTTCACGCCATGGCGCGGTACTTGCACCGAGACGGCAAATTGCACCTTGGGTTGGCTGTCGGGGTCGCCCGTCATCGTGGCTGTGGCCGACTGGATCGTCACACGGCTCAGCGCATTCACACGAAAGCCACACAGATCGTCAAACTCAAGACGTGGGATTGCATCCGGATCCTCACCTTCTTCAGCCGGCGCAGATTTTTTTACATATTGGGTGTGATCATCTTTAACGCGAAATTTCCAGTAGGCGTGGAAATCATGGCTAGGCAGAAAAATCCGGTGACGGCCATCACGCTCATTTTTGCCGGCCATACCTGGTATTAACCAAGTTTCGATTTTCTTCAGGTATTGCGCCGTTTTGAATGGGCCGTGCTCTTGCAGCACATCATTAGTATCAATGCCTTCGTCCCACAAATCCTGATCGATGAGCAGGGCAGGGATATCCATTTGGGTGAGTTTTTCGTGCAAATCCCACGCGGCTTTTAGTCCGGGGCGATAGCCGGTTTTCTCATGCACTTTATCCGCGTGATCGAGGCAAATCCGCACTTGCTTGCCGCGCAGAAACGTCCAGTCGATGGTGCCGATATTGCCGGTACCGCGAATGGCATACGCAGCGATGTGTTTTTCATTGGGGAATGCCGTCTCGATCGACAGCGCATTAATCGGTGACTCAACAATGTAAACCGTACGCGCTGCGTGCAGGCGCTTGATATCGCTGGTCCAACCAAACCCCAGCTTTTCACCCTGACACTGTGTTTTTGACCCGCCATTGAGCTCTGGATTGATATAGCGTAAATCCACGGCGACCACGCGGCCGGGGTTTAAAGTGCGAACGATAAACGCCGCAGCAGGGCCACCATGGCCATGCTCGCCGGCTTTAGATTTGGTGCTGGTCCAGTCGTTAAAACCGATAGCACGATTACGCAGTGCAGCTTCAATCGCTGCGTCGCCAATCTTGCGGCTGCGTAGATACTCAACCGCAGGTGATGTATCGATCAAGCATTTGTCGGCAATGTGTTCTGCCAGTGATTTTTCGACTGGCGCCGCCGGCGCATCGGGTTTATCAAATGGGATGCTATACCACTCGTGCAACAACTTAGTCGCATCCGATGGATCGTGCGCTTTGCCGCAGTAAATGACTAAATCAATAATGCTGCCCTTGGCGTGCGGCGCACCTTCATTGCTCCAGTCTTTAAAGCCCCATTCGCCCGACTTGCAAAAAATACTGAGTGAAGGATTTTTATCGTCGTGGCTCGGCGAATACCAATTCCCCTTGGCGCCTTTGCCACGCTTAAGACCGAGGCGATTCTCGGCCAGCTCTTCCATATCAATACGGCTTTTTAGTTCTAAAATGCTTGCCATGAGAAGCCTAGCTAAATAGTTATGCTGCGATCAGCGCCTCCCAGCGCTGGGTCGAAGCAGTGACGAGGCCATACTTCGCGCCATTGGCGCTGGCCATAATGCAGGGCTCGCCCGGTAGCGCCGGAGCGGCATACCAGACGTGATCTACGCTTGCGAGTTTATTGAGGGTGTCACCGTGCAGACATTGATAAACAAGGTCTGGCGACTGATACCCAACATCTGTATCAATCACCATCAATGCCTCGTCATACGGCACAGGACAGCCATCAATCAGCTGCCTAAAATCACCACAACATGCCAACAATGGCACCGCCAGCAAGCTGCCGTGATGCGCGGCCAATACATGGCCAAAGCAGCGATACAAACGGCCATCGAGACTAAATGGGCGGAGTGTGGTGAGCGACAACATTAAGCAGTCTCTAGCTCGTGGACTGGCGAAGTGCCCCAAGCCACTGCAGCCAGTAAGGCCATATCGAGTCGTTCGGCATAAAACCACTGACCTTCCTCACGACAATCTATGCGGCGATGCTGCTGGCTCAGTTGCTCAACTCGAATCAACCAGCCGAATTTCTTTTGTTCATTCAGCCATTCAATCACTTGTGAGTCTGACAACGACGCCATAGCGGGATGGCCCAGCGTTGTGCCAATCGTGGCAATGTCTAAAAACAATTGCTCTGAAAAAACTTCTGGTACCGAGCTCCACGTTGCGATTAAGCCCAGTTGAAACGTATGCTCAACAATCAATCCAGCATCAATTAGCTGGCGCTGGATCACCGGCAAGGTCACCGTTGGGTAAAAATCAGGTACGTCAGCGAAGTAGGGCAGGGAATTCAAATTAGCTACGGCTGTATTCAACATAAATAAACTCCAATTAATGACTAAGGCGGGGCAGTGGATCGGCAAATAAAGGATCACGCTGCGCTTGCCGCGCCAATAGATCCTCAACCTCGCGCCGCAGCTCGCGCCGCTTGCGTTGTTCTTCACGCGCCAGTTGCGCCTCTGGCGTTAACTCAACCGGCGCTGGCCGTGGCCTGGTGCGATCAAACTTAGGATTAATGGTGATGGCTTGGTGGGGTTCAGGGCGACGGCTCATGATTTGGCCTCGGCTAAAATTTCGAGTAGGCAATCAAGGCGTATTTCGTGATCGATCCGCAAAATTTGATTAATCAGCTTTGCTTTTTTTTCTGGCATCAATCCTGTTTCTTCAACGCGCGCATTTTCAGATTTGAATGACACAACGTAATGCACCGTGCCTTTGGGTGGATTAGTCCGAGGAAGAGTGGCTTTGTATTTGCTCATGCGTGCATCCCCCGTAAAAACTCACGCTTTGGCGTACGGCCGCCGCGATGGCCTTCAAGTCGCTCGGCTTCAGCTTCCAGCTCTTGGCGGCTCGGTTTTGAATACAGCATCGCGCTGGCGCGGGCTGATTGGCCTAGTTTGTAGGCCACTTGTAAAAATGGATCAGAGGCGACCGTTTGACGGCGAGTGCGCTGAGCAACGGTATGGCGAAAACAATGCGGTGAAATCCCTGCTGGCAGCCCGGCTTGATTGGCCCAGCCCTGTAAACGGGCTTGATAGCTGCGAACCGATAATGCTGCGCCTGTTTTGGCAACCACTAAGGGGCAATCGTCATCCCAAAGGTCGCCTTGGCTGCGCATTTGTTGCTCGTTGAGCGTCAATAACTCACGCAGCGCGTTGCTCGCAGTTTGATTGAGTAAATAGCTGTGATCGCGGCGCTCGATACGTCCGGCTTGAGTCCGTACGCCTTTACGGCGGCTAGCAGCGATAAATAAGCGCGCATTCTGAATCCACTGCCGCGCATCGCCTTTGGTGGTTTGAGCAAATTCATTGATGCGCAAACCGGTTTCATTCAAAAACTGGTATACGGCCAGATCACGGCGGGCCAGTGGGTCGGCACGGTGATTTTTCAGACACTTAAATAAGCGCCTGAGCTCATCCTCGGTAAGATCTCGGTTCATAACTATGCTTCCTTCGTTCTAGGATTACGGAATCCGTCCGTGGCGGTTGCTGCTTGCGCAGCCATAATTTCAGTGCCAAATACAGCGACAAACACTTTGCCAAAATCAACCTCAGCCCCAACAGGCAGCGCATGACGCACGCCTTTAATGCCTTTGGCCTGTAGCGCCGCCGAAGGCAAAACCTCATTCATCGATCATTCCTTCTAGCCGGCCTAACAAAACAGCGACTGCACCGTGTAAATCATTGGCCGCACGATCAATCGCGTTAAATTCATGCCGTTGCAATACGCGATCGGCAAAAGCCTTGCTCATTTCGCTATGCACAATCCCTTTTTTAATTCCCACTTCGCCCACCAAATCCAGCAGCTCAGTGTCGGGAACGTGATCCAGCTTTGGCACCACAAAAAAAGCGCCGCCAGTAGCATGGCTTAGCGCTTTCATCATTCGCAAATCGCGAGTAATTGAAGTTATTACCGCAACCTCAGCTGCAGTCAGCTGCGCTTGGGTGTCATGCGGGTTCGCTTTGTTGTAAAGCGTACTCACTGGCATGCCCATTAATCCGGCTAAAGCAGCTACGCCATAGTCGTGGATAACGGCTTGAGCGGCTTCGGCAAAGTTATTTGGAGGTAATGCTTTCATCGTCGGTAATTCCACGGCTAAATTCTGATAGGGGTTTAGTGCGACTTACTTGAAAATTCACCAGTCATGAATCGTCTTGGGTACAAGATTTCCATTTCTGAAATCCGACCACCCAATGCACCGACTAGCTTTTCTGCGTTTGCTGGCGTTGGTGTAATTACGCAATTTTCAAAATCTGAAAGACTTGCCTGAGAAACACCGATGTAATCTGCCAGCTCAATCTGACTCAAACCTTGTGATTTACGCGCCGCTTTGAGCGGAGAAATCGCTATTTTTTTTTCCATTTGTGCCTCGCTAGATCTTACTTGCTATAAATATAGTCGTTAACTATATTTTTGTAAAGTCATTAAGCGTTTGAAAATATAGGTAGCATCTATATGATGGTTAGAATGATCGGAGACCGAATTCTTAAGTCGCGTAAAACGCGCAAACTAACGCAGGTGCAACTCGCTGAGATGATTGGCATAAAGCAATCGTCGGTATCAGCGTGGGAGCGCGGCGACGCAGACCCGTCCACTGATAACTTGTCATCATTGGCGGCTTTATTACGGATATCGTATGAATGGTTGGCGACAGGCCGAGGAGAAATGGAAAGCAGCTATCAAACGGTGAAAGTAGAAGAGCCTACTTTAGAAACCGAGCTGATTGCTGCATTTAGAGAATTGAGCTGGGCTCACCAACAAGCATTAGTTGAATATATTAAAAAACTAGTACCCTAATCACATCACACTTGGCTCAAAGCACGCCATGAGCCAAGTGACAAACACATCGGGCAAATATCTAGCCCCACCAAGCCACTAACAGCACTGTAAAAGTTGGCCAAATTGCATCGCCGATTGAATCAGCCGACCAGCCCAATAACCCTTCCCACGGCTTCAATGGGTTTTTGTTGCCGTAGACGAATAGCTTGTACTCGCGCTGCGTATGCTCGCGGCTTAAAAACCAGCCGATGGCAAACGCCGCGCCCAGCCAGAGGCTATCAAACGCCAACCAAAACAGCGCCTGCATCAATAGCGCCAACACAATGTGCTCGGCGTGCGTGCGATTAAATAGCATGTTTAAACCCCCCCATCGTAAAGTGAATTAAATCGGCATCGGCTACACCAGTCAGCCGTTGCAACTCGGCGGCTTCCCACGCAAACGCCGCTTGAATATTCACGCGCACCGCTACCCATAGCGATTCATAATCACCGGCGCTAAGCGGGTAAAAAACGCCATCGTCAAGCTTCCACTCTGGGGGCCAACTGCCAGAGCTTCTACCATCATCGACGGCCATTTTTAACGATGCCACTGCATCGCGTGCGGTATTGACGGACTTACCTTGCCACACGGTACCGCCGGTTTCATGTCGCCAGCGGGCATCGGCGATTTGCGCGGCCACTTGCTCTCGCGTCACCACCGGCACGATATCGACCAGTTGCCCGTCCACATAGCGCTGATCCAGCCGCGCTATACCGGCGACTTTCTGCAACCCATCGTAAGCCATCACCTCAAAAACACTTTCGGTGGTTTGCCCAACTTGAGTTACAGCGCCAGTCTTTAGATCATAAAAAAAGTAATCCATATCTATCCTTACCGTCTAAATACCATGGCCACAGCTTCGGTCCGGGTCGAACCTGCCCGACATGAAACCGGATAAGTGCCAACTGGGAAATCCACCCCGGCAATAAAGTTAATCCCCTGGCGTAGCTGCCCCTGAAAACTCGCACTACACGAGGTCGCCATGACAGTTGATCCGCCAGATGCGCCCGAAATCGTGGTTGAGCCACTAATAAAAATCACCACCAAGGCCCCTGCAGGCACCTCAATCCATAGCTCGCCATTGCTGGATGAATAGGCATTCGTAATGCCGCGCGCCACGATATGATCAGCAGTAATGGTGTTGGCCGTCACTGACGTAGCATGGATATTGCCGCGAGCATAGATATTCTCAAAGTGCGCGTAACCATCCGTGCGGATAATTGCGCGGGCACTACCCCCTGCACCACATTGCAAAAAATGCCCCTGCCAAGGTGCGTTCAAATCAATGTACTGCTCAGTGGGCCAGTTTGCGCTGCGTAGCACACCTGCGGTGATATCGCCGCCGCGCAGGGTAAGCGAACCATCAAGCGCGCTGTATTGCAGATAACGCCCTGCGTTATAACTGCCGAGCAGTAGACCGTTCGGGCCGAGATACATGTTTTGCGACATGTTCCCACTACCACCCTTCCAATCCCACCCCCAACACGCACCGCCCAAGATCGCACCGCCGGTCATTTTCAGATCGCCGGTCACGTTCAGCGATCCGGTGTTGGTCGTGACGGCCTGTAGATTAGTGACCGACAACGATTTAGCCGTGACTGAGCCATCAATCAGCATATCGCCGCGAATGCCGACTTTATTCACGCCGTTGACATTGCCGACCGAAAACACCGTTTCACCGCGCCCGATGCTAGTTGGTGTTGATACCCGGAACACGTCAGCGACAATGTCAAACGCCGCCGACGTGCCGTCGTTGTACATCTTGGTGCCGCTGATATGCCCATTCACATCGAGCATCAGCCCCGCCGTCGCGGCGATTTTGCCTGCGGTATCAACCGAGGTCTGCAGCGCATTGGTCGCCGTGACTTTGACATTGCCGACTTCGGACGTGAGCGACGTCACCGAGCTCGCGCTGGCCTTGCCTGCAATATCGGTCGTAACTTGATCGATGCGCTGGATCTGGGCGGCGAGCTCGGTTTTGGTCGCCGATAGCGGGTTAAGCTTGGGAATCTCAGTCGATGGCGCAGTGACTAAAGTCACTTCGGGCGCGCAAAAATACTGACGCACCGTGGTATCGGTACTGTAAAAAAAGTACGCCCGATGCCCTGAAAAAGCTTGCCCTGCTTTCCAGCAAAAATTAATACCACTGGCGAGCATAAGCCCCGTTTCTAAATCAAATACCCCTGCGCCTGCGTTTGTCCGATCAGTTGACCCCGCCGGGAAAACATAGCCCACCATCAAATACCATTTGTTGAGCTCAAGCTGATTAGTTACAGCCCCAAAGAAATACGGATTGCCACTAATTACTGAGGTATTTAAATTGCAAACAGTCCCTATTTGCGGCCCCAAATACATTGAGCCACGATTAATCACCTCACGCTTCACGGCCACGGCAAAACGATAGGTTTTAGTCGGATCAATCACCAAGGCATTATTGGCATTCCAACCGCCATCATTATTACCATCCCCCGATGGCAGACACTGCCACAGCACTTGCGACAAGCCATCGGCACCAACCCCCATCACCATCGCATTTTCGCTCGGTAATCCATTGAGCGGCCACGCAAACGAATCCATTTTCCAGCCGGACAAATCGATCAAATTCACATCGGGCAGCGTGGACACCTTAGCCGAAAGATCCGTAACGCTTTGCGCCGAGGCTTTACCTGCTACATCGGCAATCACATCATTCAGCTGCGACTGACTGGCCTTTGTACCTAAACCTGTCGTTGGGTTTTTAACTATCGCATCCAGCGCAGTCAAACTACTCGCCGCCGCTTTACCCGCCACATCGGCAATCACGTTATTGAGCTGCGACTGACTGGCCTTTGTACCCAAACCTGTCGTTGGGTTTTTAACTATCGCATCCAGCGCAGTCAAACTACTCGCCGCCGCTTTACCCGCCACATCAGCAATCACGGTATCAAGCTGCGACTGACTGGCTTTTGAAACCAAACCCGTGGTTGGGTTTTGCACTTGCGCATCAAGCGTAGCCAGGGCAGAAGCCCCCGCTTTACCATTAACATCGATAATGACGTTGTCGATGCGCTGGATTTGCGCGGCGAGTTCGGTTTTAGTCGCTGATAGCGGGTTAAGTTTGGGAATGTCGGTCGATGGCGCAGTGACTAAAGTCACTTCGGGCGCGCAAAAATACTGGCGCACAGTGGTATCGGTACACTCATATAAAAACGCCCGATGCCCTGAATTGGTTTGATCGGCTTTCCAGCAAAAGTTATTCCCGGACTTAAGCAACAGGCCCGTCTCTAAATCATACAGCCCTGCGCCTGCATTGGTATTGCCAGTCGATCCTGCAGGAAACACATACCCCACCATCAAATACCATTTTGACAATGCCGCAGGCCGCGCAGAACTAACAAAGTACGGATTGCCTTGACTCACAACGGTATTAAGACTACAGACTGAATGCCGCTTTGGGCCAAAATAAACCAAGCCACCCAGCGCAACTTCTTGCTCTACGGTCACGGCAAAGCGGTAAGTTTTAGTCGGGTCAATCGTCAACTCACCCGCTTCCCACCCACCATCAGCCGCCCAACCATTGATCGAGCCATCGCCCGACGGCAAGCACTGCCATAAAGGCTGCGATAAACCATCGGCACCAATCCCCATCACCATGGCGCTCTCGACCAAAGCACCCGTCACCGGAAAGGCAAACGAACCCACTTTCCAAGCCGACAAATCGACGATATTCACATCAGGCAGCGTAGATACTTTCACGGCTAGATCCGTGACGCTTTGCGCCGAGGCCTTGGCGTTGAGCTTGTTATTAAAATCCAGCGCTAGCCCCGGCAAAGCCACATCAAGCGCTTCAACCCCCTTGCCGATATCGCCAATCAACCCCGGTGTGAGCTTTTCTGGCCCCAGCGATTCAATGTCTAAAATATCGCCGCTAATGGTGCTGATTTTTACGAGCAAACTCGGGCTGTAGACAATGCCGTCGTCGCCAAACACATCGTAAGCCGCCGCTTTCAGGTAATAGGTTTTACCCACTACTAGCGGCGCACCGGCGCGCATGGTTAGCAGCGTTGGCGTATCGAGCCGCCCTTTGTACGCCAACGTGGCGGCGCTGGGGGTGAATACCGGCGTATCACCCAAATGGCAAATCACCCCCGCTAGATCGACCTCAGTCGGCGGGGCGCAATTAAACGCAATCGCTAGGCTATTAGACCAAGCGACCAGCCCCGCCAATGCCACCGGCGGCGCGTTGGTTTCGGATTTTGTCGCCCAATTGGCCGAGCCACGCCCATCATTGGCCATGGCTTTAACGCGAATGGTTACCGTGCGATTGATGGCGTCGGCGCGATTCATCGCTAGCGTGTATTCGTAGCGCTCAGTAAAAATCACGTCGCTACGGCGCGTTACGCCACCGGTCACGATTTCTAGCGCGTATTTTGCGGCGTCAGGATGCTTCGCCCAAGTAAAAATAAACTGCCCCGCTGGGCCAAATTCGCAAACGATGCCAGTCACATCAGGCAATGACCCCGCAGGCGCGACGCCGGTTGCGCCTGCGGTTACGTTCAAACCAACACGGCCAAAGGCCGACACCGCAGCGACCGACACAAAATACGGCGTGCCTGGTACGACGGGCAGCGTCGCCGATAGCTCGCGGGTGCTCATATATTGCCAAGTGGTTTCCGATTGCTTGCGCCAGCGCACTTGATAGTCAACGACCAGCCCTTGCACCGCTGGCCAGCTGGCCTTGAGGCGGCACTGCACTTCACCCGCCCAGCCGTATTGATTGTCGGTTACTAGCGTTAAACTCGCGGGCGCGGCGAGGATTTCAAACGGGTCGGGCAGATTCGTTGCAGGCGCTGGCGGTAGCGCGGTCATTGGCTTATCGGTGTAAAGCCCCGGGTCGTATTCGTTAGCGGTGATTTCGACCTCGCCCGACGGTAGCGGCTTGACGTTAATCACGCGGAACTGCTTGTTTTGCCAGCCGGTGGTTTCGTGCGATACCGCAATAACATCAGTCGGCTGCACCAATTGCGCTTGTGATAATGCTGTGAAGCTAATGCTGATGTTGTTGCGGCTGTCGCGTAAAGCTCGCTCGGCCAAGAATTTAGCGCGGCGCTCGTCATACGCTAGCGAGTAATCGCGGCTCGACTCCAGCAAGATGTCGCCGTCTTCAATCCGCCACGCCGCATTAATCACCGCTGCGCTGGACTCCACAAAGTTACGTGCTGGATCAACAAAGCGGCAATTGAGCTGGTTTAAGCGATCACGGCGGTCGGCCATTTTGATTTGCAGCTTGCCAACCATTACATCAGCATCAAAATTCATCACTGGCACATCGGCTTGATCGATTACTGGGCGATAAACACCATCAGCCTGCAGCAGCGTGCCTCGGCAATGTTCAAGGATCTCTTGCACATTATCCAAGCAAGGGCGCGAGGTATCGAGCACCCCGTTAATGGCGTAGCGCGGCACTGGTTTTACTGATTCGACTTGATTGGCATCGATATTTTTATGCCCCATATCGATCAGCTGGTCACAATAATTGGCGGCAGCAATAAAGCCCGCATCGCTAATATCTGCCGCGCGCAAGCCACGACCATAGCGCGGCGACAATAGGTAATCACGCAGCGCAAGCGCTGGATTGCTCGATGCGCCCGTTGTGCCGGTACGTGGATCGAATACCTTTTTGCCTTCCATTTGCACAGTAATGACCGGCACCGAGCGCCACACGTCGGGATTCCACTCAAGGCGCACATAGCTATAAGCAATGCCGGATAATTTATGCGCGGCAGTCCATTTGTCAGGCAAGGCGGCAACGAGCGAAGCGCAAGCGGGCTGGGCGTCAGTGCCGCTAAAGTATTCCCACTTCACCAAGTCGTAATCTTGCTCTTGCTCTTCGTATTTATCGTAAGTACGGGAGTAGGGCGCGGCGTTGACTGGATAGACCATTTCTGTGACCGTACCCAATTTAACCTGCACCTTTTTACGCATTTTAAATTTTTTGTCGGTGCATGGCGTATCGTCGAGATACAGCATCGATACCGCCCCGCATTCGCCTTCGGCATGAGCAATGACGATGTGCAAAAACTTTTTATCGCTCGACACTTCTTGCAGGCAGTAATAGCCACCGACTCGCACCGAGCCATAAACCACCGGCAGATTACCGACGTTGCTCATGGTATTGAATTTTAAATTCATCGCCGCGCGGGCGGCTTCGGCCATCTCTCTTGCTTGGCGCTCAGCTTTTGATTTGGCGCTACTGGCACGACTTATGCCGTACAGCGTCGTCGCCACCATCAGCGCGATTTGCCCCACCGTAATGCCAGCAAAAACGACAGTACCTAAAGCTGCAATAACTGGCATGGCATCAACCCTTTTTTAAACGTACTGCACGCACAAAAATCAAACTATCAGCAGAACAAAGCACCACACCGGTATCAGGGTGCGACGTGAGAAATTGCCGCCCAACCATCAAGGCCGCGCCAATACCAAACGGCGGCCCACCCGTAAAGCCAATGTCGCCCACTGTCATGTGCGACACCGGGATTTCTTCAAACCCAGCTTTACCCATGCGATAAATCAAACCACCCAAGCCCTCGCGGCCTAAGAAATTTCGCATTGCGCCCGCCGATTTAAGATCGGCAATGTGGTCGGCAAATAGCGTAGATCCGGTGGCTTCATCAATCGCCCGCAGCGCTAAAGACAGGCAAACAGTGTTTGGGCGGCGATAGGGTTGGCCGACTTCGCGCACGGCAAAGTCACATAAATCTTGCGTAAAATTTGGATTGAACATTATTTACCACCCCATTGGATTTCTTTGCCGAGCTGCGGCACGTATTCAAACCCCTTATCGCCGGGGAAAAACACTTGCTGGGCGTCGTGATTAGTCAGGCGACCGCGAACGCGCTCAAAGTCGATAAAGTGGCCCGAGGCGCGCAATTGAATAGTGCAAGTACCAGAAGCCGGGTCGTCTTCTGTTGCTGGGCCATCGCTGCGGCCATCGAATAAAATAAACGGCTGTAACATGGTGCCAGCGGCATTGAAATACACCCGCCACACCACCATGCGGCGACCCACAAACTGATATTGCAACGCCGCAGCAATCATCGCCTGATCGACGCCCGACAGCGTGACCGTCACCGTGCTGATATTCATCGCGTTACCGTCACCATCGTGCTGAAAGTCAAGCAAGTGGCCACCGGCAGTAAAGGTATTGACGCCCATCACGACATCAGTCACATCGTCAGTGAGGCGGATTGGGTTATTGTCCAGATACAGCTCAAGCAGATGCACGTAATGCTGCTGCGATGCGCTCATTTCATTGACTGTGGTTTGCGGTAGTGCGCGCATAATTAAATCGACTCAATTAATTTGACGGTTAAACTATGAAAAAACGGCGCGCTAATGCTTTGATTTTGCTCGTTATCGACTAGCGAGCATTGCACCAAGACATTTTTGAGCCCCGCGACGGTCGCAACCGGCAACGGGCGAATCAGATCAAATGCCAGATTGATCGTGGCCACGCCGCTGGCATTACTCACTGCATCGCGGGCCACCACATAAGCTTTGGCATGATTAGCAAAGCGAATTAAATCCCCGGCATTAAGCACGGTTTTATTGGCGACAAAGCCACCCAAGATCACCGTTGATTGCCGTGCGGCCGCAGCAGTGTTAACCGTAGCCGTGGCGGGCGCGCTACTGCTAAGGCTGTCTTTAAGTAGTGGCGGTGCAAAATCAAACACACCAAACTGCCCGTTCTGGGCCTGGATAAACCCCCACAATTGCGCCGCCTGAGCGCGAGTAAGCTTGCTAAAGCTCGCATCAAACGTGAGTAATGTCGTGCCACTACGCCGCGCTTGCCGTACACCGCCGATGGATTTGGAAATGTAGTTATTGCTTTGGCTACCCATCGACAACGACGATGGGGCTAAAGTTGGGAATTGCGGCATAAATAAACCTTGATGTGATTGCAATCATTGCAATCATTGCAATAAACGCAATGACTGCAATCGGTTAAAAGTTCGGCGTTTGCCGCGCTCGGGTCATCGCACCACGCACGGCGTTTGTCGCCATTTCGGGGACGCTGTTTGCTAACCGCGCCAACGCCGCTTCGATGCGCTCAACCGCGCCAGCATCAGCACCACGGGCGTCGATCTGCGGCGAGATCACCACTGATACCGCTTGGCTAGATGACTGCGTACCGCCGTTTTTGAACATGTCCCGCATTGGGTTAGCGATATACGCTGGCAACACCACCTCTTCTTCGTGTAACTGGGTTAGAGGATTGACGCCACTGGGAATATCAAAGCCACGAGAGGCGGAGGGAACGAACCCGCCCAAGTTGCCGATATTAGTAAAGCTAGGCGCGGCGGTTTGCGTGCCAAAAGTACCGTAGCCACTACCGCCAAACATACTGCCGATCATGCTCATACCCAAACCAAGCAGCCCACCAAGCCCGCCACCGCCGCCACCACCACCGCCGATGACTTCCATCAGCGGCTTAATCAACGACTGGCGGATCTGATAGCGGATTAAATCCTGAATCATGGAATCGATCATGCCCTTGAAACTCATACCGCCGCCAGTGGCGAACGACACCATGCTGTCTTCCATACTTTGGAATACCCCGCGATAGAGCCCTTGCAAATCATCAGCCTCTTGCTTACGCGCGGCGGCAAAGTCTTTGGCGGCTTTGTCGGCGGCTTCAAGACCGTCAAACTCGGTTTGTGCGCCAACTTTGCCACCCAGAATCGCCGCCTTTTCTTTGAGATATTTAATCTCTTTGGCCAGCTCGCCGGTGTCTTGGATCCGCGTAGCCAGTGCTTCTTTTTCCGCGATGGTGGCGTTGAGCTGGGCGAGGGTGTAGCCATCAAGCGCGGCTTCGCCCATACCGTAAAACTGCACTTTGTTTTGCCAACTTAATGTCTGTTGTTTGAGCTGCTCTAGCTCACGCTGATTAGCGTCGTCCTGTTTTTTAGTCGCGTCGGCATATTCTTTGGCAGCGCTCGCTACCTTTAGCAGATCGCCATACTCTTCAGCGGAAAGCAGTTTGAGCTGCAGCTTTTGGCGAATCTTGTTATCGCTAACAAAACTCAGTTGTTGCTGAATTTTTAGCGCCTCTTTCTCGCCCTCGTTGAGCTTGGTACCCCATGCTAGTTCTTCTTTAACCGCGTCAATTTTAGCTTTGAGCGAAGCCAGCTCATTGTCGGTCGGCAAAGTAATTGCGCCATTGCTTTTACGGGGGGAGGGGGTTTCTTTAAATCGCTCGCGAATAGCTGATTCGCCGCGCGCGATCGCGTCAGGAGCTAAACGGCTACTATTGGGGTCGGATTTGCGTAAAGCATCTAGCTGCGTGCGGTAGTTTTTTAGTGCGGTATTTAACTGCACTTGTTTGGATAGGTTTTGATCCTGCGCCGTTGCGATTGCGCTATATGCTTTTACACCCGCTTCGCGAATTTGACCTTGTTCCAGCTGAATGGCCGATTGCTTTGCCTCAAGCCGCAATAATTCCTGACGATTTGAGATTTCTGTTTGCTGGTGTTTTTCTCTGGCCAGTAATTCGCTGCGCTGTGCTGTGCTGCGATCTTCAATGGCGCGATTACCGTAATCCGCAGTACGGCCGGCTGCTGAGCTATTGAGTAACGATTGAGTGATTGCGAGTTGTTTTTGCAGTCTGGCCAGCTCTTCAGCCGGCGTGGATTTTCTACCCACATTCAGCATGTCATTCCAAACGCCAGCAACAGTGCCTTTGAGCGAGCTCCATGCTCGCTCAATACTGCCCACATTCTCGATGACTTGTTTCGACATCCGCTCGGATGCATCAGCGTAGGTATCTTGGGCCAGCTTAACGGCCTCTTGCGCCTTGCCTTGTTTTTCTAGCGCAGCAATTTGGTCTAATACCGAGGCGGTGAGGTGGTGGTAGCTTTCATTCAGTTTGATCGAGCCAGCAACCGGTGCATCGGCCAGCAGCGCAAATTCTTTGACGGTTTCAGAGATTTCTTTACCCGTGGCTTTATTAGCGCGTACCGCCACTTCGGCGTAGTGCTCCATGCTGGCCGCAGCCACTTTCCCCGAGCCGGCAATCTGTGCCAGCGCATCAGCTGCTGCAGCTTGCGTGCCGATGGTGTCGCCAACGCGGCGGCTCATATCCGTCAGTTGATTACTGGTTACGCCGGTGATATTGCCGGTCATCGCGATGGCTTTATTAAAAGCCTGCACCTCTTGGCTGCCGCTATAAAACGCATACGCAAATGCGCCTACGGTGACGGCCGTGGTGCCAATCGCCAAGCTCATCGGGTTAATCGCCGAAGTAATACCTTCAATCGCGGGGCCAATGCCACCAAACGAGTCTTTGATTTGCCCGCCTTGCTGTACCAGGATCAGCAGTGGGTTTTGTCCACCTGCCAGCTGCGTGGCGATATCGGTCATTTGCGCCGGCAATTGCCGCATGGCATTGGACGTTTGCCCTGCGCTCACGCCCACGGAGCGCACGGCGTCAGCAGTGACTGCACCATTTTTTACTGCTGCGGCACCCATCGCAGTAATTTTGTTTTCAATCTCGGTGATATGTTGCTTGGCTAGTGCCAGTTGCGTTGGATTCAGCCCCATCTGATCGGCGTCAAGGCGCTTTTTATCCCCCCAAGACAGGCCTGTAGTGGCATTTTGGTGCGCGAGGGCGTTTAAATACCGTTCTTGCGCCGCCGTTTTATCCGCGATCGCTCGAATCTCTCGGCGTGCAGCATCATCCTGCATTTTGGCCAATTGCTTGGCAGCTTCTTCTTCACGGTGATAGAGATCAATTTTATCGCCGATCAGCTTGGCTTGACGCTGTACCTCAGTAGATAGACCTTGCTGTTTAGCGGTATAGGCCGCAATTTCGCCCGAGGTTTTACCGAGCTGTTGGTATTCAGCCCAGAGCGTTTTAAGATATTTCTCTGCTTCAGCACCGACGCTTTGCAAAGATTGATTCACTTTTGCAGTTTCAGCGGGGACGCTACTGCCGTCCACCTTCACCTTAACGCCGAGCTCTTCCATTGCGATACCTAGTCCCAGTCGTCTTCAGAATTAAATACGCGCAGTGCTTCATACTCCATGACGCGTAAATCTTTAAATAATTTCGGCCATTGCCGCCGCGCAATGCCACTCATCCGCAGTGCACTTTCAACTGCTGTGTAGTCCAACCCTAAGCGCACAAAAGCCGCTGAACTGGCCACGCTGCGCCATTGTGTCTGGCAGCTTAAAAACAGCTGCACGACGGGATAATGCTCTGGCCATAAGACGAATTGATCGCAGAGGCTTTCTGGCATTTGCCCGCCAAACGCTTTAAATTGCGCCGCGAGTATCGGATCAGCCACAACCCCTCCGACGGCACGGCGGGCTGCGGCTCTTAGTTTCCCAAGCGAGCGCTATTAAACGCTTCAAAAAATCCGCGAATGATGTAACGGCGAATCGGGGCTTGATCAAGGACCGACTGAAGATTCCCCGGGTTAAATGGCAATGGTTTTTTGTCTTTGCCTTTGACTCGTTCATCCCAGCCGCACAGCACTTTTTCAACCATTTGTTGATCGCTGATTTCACCCTTATTCGATTGCTCGAGAATCGATTCAATCTCTGAGCCGGCTAGCCGATGAAACGTCGCGTCAAAGACAAAATCCATCGTATTGCCGTTGCCCAAAGGCATCGGCACCGTAATCGTTTGCGTGAGTGTTTCAGGTAGACCTTCAATTTGAAATTCGGACATGGTTTGCCTTTTGCTATTCGCGATTAAAGAACAGTGATTTTGAGTTCGTTATTACCCAAGGTCGTTGGGTTAAAGCTCAGGTCGAGCGAGATCATCGCCACGCCTTTGCTGTTGACGTAATTGGGTTTGCTAATCTGCATATTTGGCGCGTCAATCTGCACTTTATTGCCAGCTGTCGCCCCTTGAATCAACTGAAGCACGCCCGCAGCGCCACTTCGAGCGACGGCAAACCAATCTTTACTGGCAATAGTGCCCATCTGCACCACGGCTTTGCCGCTGGCTTTACGATCGGCAACCACTACTTCTTCAAGGCCAACCATCACGCGATGCTCAATGGCATTGCCCAAATCAAAGCTGAAAGACTCCAGCGCCAAGTCCGTCGCACCGTGCAAATTAAAGGTGGGCGTCGCTTGTGTTGAAACTGGCAATGGATCAACCCATTTAGAAAAATCAACCACCGGTGCTGCGGTATCGGTCACCGGCTGAAATAGCCCGGTAAAACTAAACTTGAGTGTTGGGGTTTTGGTGGCCACAAGGCTGGCGCTTATTGAGCCGCGAGCGCCAAAAATCTTATGCAATAAACCATCGAGATAAACATAGAGCGTGATCGATTCTGAGCCAGCACTCACCGGCTGGTAGATCACACTCACCCCAGCAGTAATGGTCTCCGACATATTGCAGGCCCGCGCCAATGCCCCCCACGCTGGCACCGTGCCAACGGTGCCCGATCCGGATAACGCCACTTCAAATTCAACTTTGGCGCGATTGACAACTGGGATATCCGGTGAATTACCAAAATACGGCCGAATATATTCCAGCGACTCGGTTTCTTGCTCGAGCGGCGTTAGTGTGACATTGCGCATTAAAATGGCATTGAGCGCGCCAGTCGGCGTGCTATCGGTCCCATAAGCGGTTTCAATCTTGGCCAGTGCGAGTAATTTTTTAAAAAACTTAGATGGCGTCGGCATGCTTCACCTCATTCGATTCAATCGCAGTTGAGTGGTCTTCAGTGGTGGCCATGTCGGTACGGCTGACCAATTCACGCGCGCCGCTGTCGGGATTTACGATATAGCTGCCGCCTTGCCCATGAAATGGATCTGCGGTAGCCGCTTCAGGCGCTTCAGCGGCAAGTAGGGCGGTTTTTTTTGTCATATATTTATTCTCTCCAAGTCAATTCAAAAACGATCCAGCCATAAGGCGCATCTAATTGGCCTGATTGCTGTAGGGCTTTTAATTCCAGCAAGCCGGCTAAGGCATTACTTTGAATAAAGGTTTTAATTTCTTGCGCCATACCAAGCTCAGCGTCTTCTACAGCTTCTGCAGGTAGATCATCATCAACTCGGATCTGCCCCACCATCGCCAGCTTCGTAGTGCCAAATTGCGCTTCTCCACCAATAAAATCAGCAAAGCCATCTTCACTACGACAGAGCAGCGTATAAACGCCCGCGCGTAACTCGGTATCACCAATCACCGACAAATCGCGCAAGCTGCGGCCTACATGTCGGCTAGGAAACCTCGCTTGCAAAGCGGATTTGATTTCATTTAAACGGGCTGGGGTCATGTCAGGGCCTTGGCCAATGCGATACGCAGCGCCGTCGTGGCTTGTTCGCGGGTTTTTTCTGCAGTTCTAGCCACAAAGGGATTGGGCTTAATACCGCGCATCTTGATGGCAAAACCAATGCCCCATGCGGCATCGAGGTAGCTGGCATGGCGTTTTTTACTAGTGATATTGCCGCCCATTACTCGCAAGCGAACCCACTCCATAAAGTCGGAGCCATGCCACATGCTCGGCAATTTGCCCGGCTTGCGACCTTTCTCAACCCACTCGGCATAGTGGACGCGTGGTGCGATCGTAATGCTGTGCTCATCGTCCTGCCGCACATGGATTGAATTCACCAGCAATGAAGTCAGGCTGCCATAGCGTTTTTTTTGCGGGCCAAACGGGCCATCCACCTGTGATTTCATTTCTACCGCGATCAGGCCACCAGCGGTTTGCAGGCCATCTCGCAGCGCTGCGCGTAGCCGATCCGGATTTAGCGCCGCTAAATTGACATGCCTAACTTCAATCGAAATCATGCTCATAGCGTGGCTGCCTTGGCTTGAAACTCAGCCATCAGTGCCTGGTACAGCGCTGCGGGTGTGCTGTTGCGCGGCGTGCCTGTGAGACCGTCTCGCATGGCGGTCGGTTTAGTGATATTGCGCATCGTGAGCTCGCGCATCGCTTCAGCTTGCATGCGTAAAATCAATAGGCCGCGATGACGCTCAGGAAGGGTGGTATTGGCCGCATCGACGCCCACCGCCGGTTTGGCGATGTAGCTAAATTTAAATTGCGAACCACACACCGCAATCTGCTGCGGGCTGGCTGCAGGGCATAGCATGAGCGCTGTCATGCCATTGATGTCGGCTTTGATGATGCTGGGCAATTGACCGGGGTAAAGGGCATCCCACGGCTGATAACTGTGTTTGCCCCAAATCATTTGGCCAAAGCGGGAATAATCTGCCGGCGCAGGATAAGCACCGGGCCAGCCGTCAATTTGGTCTGTCAGTAAGTCAACGCTAGCAAAGCGTGGGCAGGCCACGCTCGCCGCGATGTCTTGCAATGCCACATCTAAGTGCCGAATAAAATCAGCATCATTAGCCGCTTTAAATAAAGCGGCACTGTCGTTCAGACTGGCTTTGACATCCGCAATAATGGCGGCTTGGCTCATCGTCATGGCTTAGCCCTCGCCGCCTTGCTGTTCGGCGCCAGCACGGTTGAGCAGTAATTCAGCCACTGCGCCTAAAATCGTTTTGCGCGCTTTGCCCATTTGCTCAATCTCGCCCAATGCTTCTAATTCATCGGTTGGTAAATCAGGCAATGCATTGATCACGGTCTCCACATTGCTCGCCAATAATGCATGTAAAGCGGGATAGGCCAGATCCGCTTCGTTTGACTCGGATTGATTTGCGGCTGGTTGATAGTTAGGCAGCAAGGTTTCATCAACATCACGGGTTTGCCCCGGTGCAATGGTGGTTAAACCGACTGTGATAAATCGCTCGGTTTCATTGGTAAATGGAATTAGTTTTATTCGCATGATGCGCTCACAGTAAGATTGGGGCGGTTTCCCGCCCCTTGAATTAGCGGCCGCTAAAGCTATAAACCAGCACGCTGGTCAAACGATTGCGAATCGGCGTCGGCAATTTAATAGCGTTGTATTCTTCGCCATACGCTTGCTTTTTACCGACCGCTTGGCCTTGCGCATTCACTACTTCAAACGGCTCACCCAAACTGAATGGTTTCGCCACGGTGTAAGTGAGCTGGCCACGTTGACCCATCAAGATGCGTTGATCGCCTAGATCAATGCCCGGCGCATTGGTACCAAAGGCGGGGATGCCTTTGATGGATTGCAAATCACCTTGGCCATCGGTGCTGGTGCCATTGCGGCCCATCATGTTGATGAACTGTTCAGCATTGCTAATCGTGTCATTGAGGGTAGGGCTCATTAGCGCAAAATCAGGCTGAATAAAGCGCTGGCCCGACATCATGGCTTTTTGTGCGCCGACACCTTGCAGGGCTTTATTCAGTTGTTTTTCTAACGTTGAGCCACCCGGCACATCCAAATCGACCTTCAACAAATTGGTGGCGCGGCTGTAATCAATGGTGCAAACGCCAGTATTCGGCGGAGTAACAGGGGCACCATCTTTATTGACGAACTGGATATAGCCCATGTTGAAGCTATTGACTCGGTAGTATGTGGCGGCAGGCTGCGAACCAGAACCATCCCACGGCAATACCGCAATGTTGTTTAATTTTACGACGATGGGGTTTTCAGCTGAGCCAACTGCAATACCTTGCAAGTTGAAGGCTTGGAAAGGGCGAACGATGGGGAAGCCGGCTGACTTAATCGTTGATTTCGTCGTGCCATCCAATTGCGAGGCAATATTCTCAGCGCTCACCGCCACTGCGTTATAGGCGTCGCTACTGCGCTGCAATTCATTGGCGATGCGCTTGGCGATCAGCTCACGCATAACCCGGGCGCAAACTTCAATATTGCGCGCCATTGCATCCCAATTAATCGCGCTGGCACGGCTAAAGTGCGCCATCTCATTGGTGATGATGTAAGCCACTTTCATCGGTACAACATAGGCGGTGTCCATCGCTTGATTGATCGTGGCGTAATTGATGCCCTGACCTTCATAAACGATGCCGTCATTGAGCACGCCAGATACATCGCGATACTCGTACGGGATTTGCGTCGTGGCTGTCGCGGCAAAATCTGTCAACGTATTAATCAGCTGCAAGATATTTAAATCAGACAACGCCTCGCGGATGACTTCACGCTGAAAGCCAATCGGCAATGCGCCACGGCTCATATTGGTTTCGCCACCGGCGAGCATTTTCATTTCGGCGGCAATGGCGGCGCCATTGATACGATCGAATTCACTCAAGACCATTTCAACAAACGGGGTGGTTTTTTCTGCTAGTTTGAGCTGGCCAGCGCCATAAGTGGCGGTCTGCTTTAAATGATCGCGGTAAGTACCAGAGAGTTGCTTGGCACCTTCGTCGGGTACTGAAATACGCAAAGAGCCGGTTGGACCATAACCGAGCGATGCCAACTGCTTAGCCACTGCTGTTTGGTTGCCACTTTCAATCAGCATTGTCGCCAGTGTTTTGATTTGCGCTTCGCCCCAGCCGGGCATCAGCATGGCATTGCCACGTTCAGCCAGCGTTTTCTTGCTTGCGTCATCGATGCCACTGGCGGCATTGATGGTATCGGCCAGCATTTTTTCAGCGCTGGTTTTATCTTCGGCGAGCTTTTTCACTGCGGCAGCATCGGCATCTCGTGCGGCCGATAGGGCTTTTGCGACCTCGGCAACGATATCAACAGTTGATGCCGCAGGTGCCGGCGCAGTCAATGACAATTGCAGGGTGCCGCCTGCAGCCAGCTGCTGGCTCAATGCGATGGCGCCGCTTTCGAGTTGGCTCAAAATCACCGTGGCCTGCGCTTCATCAGCAATATGGGCTTCAGTCAGTGTTTTTAATGCGGCGTTGCAAATGGTTTCAACGGCCGCAGTACTCAAACCTTGAGCGAGTAGTTTTTTACGTAAAGCATCAATTTTTTCTTTCCACATGGCGTGAATCTCCGCAAGTAAGGTGGATTGCAATTCTGGATGGAGTAAGACGGGTGTTTCAGATTCGGAAAGCTTGACCGGGTCTAGCCGTTTGATCACCGGACGCACGGTGAGTCCAGCGCCGAGTAGGGTGCAGCCGTGCTGATTGCCCGCTTCGTTGTCGGTAAAGTTTTCGTGGTATTCGGCTGAGAGGTAGGCGTAGCCTTTGTTTTTTACCGCATCGATGCCATACGGCGACCAATCTACCAGTGCGCGTAAACGGTCACCTTCAACCGCCAGCTTTTGTACCTTGGCTGCTGCGCCTTTACTGGGCTCATGGTTCACATCGATAAACACATCTTGGCCAACCGTATTGGCATCAAAGTTTTTCACCATTGCCAACAGCATGTCGCGACTGATTTCAAAGCGGCCATAGCGTGGATCAGTGAATGATCCGGTGCGGGTGAGTGTGATCCAAGTCGGCTTTTGTCCTTCACCATCCCCCAGCTTCACATGGAGGCCGGACAGGAAGCGCACTGTACCGGTGGGTGTATTTGATGCGGAAAGTTTGATGATGCGTTTGCCCATGCCATCTCTCGTAAAAAATGAGTGCGGCGGACAAATGGGAGGAAATAAAAAAACCCCGCCGCACTAGCGATTCAACATCGCTTGCACAACAGGGTAGGGGGAATGGTCAAGCCAAAAAAGGCTCCAAAAAGGGCACGCTACAACGTTTCGTTAATCGGCAGCACCTTGCTTAATTCAGTGACCGTATTGCGATGATCTCGCGCGATGATGTCTAGTAAATGCACGGTACGCTTGGCGTTTGGATCAATACCACCTGCTGAACTGAGCAGGTCAGATAAATCCTGTAGTGCCGCACCATGCTGCTCTAATTTGTGAATGAGCGGGTGAATGTCTTTATCCATTTTTAAGCCTTTTAGTGAATGACTGTGGTTTGAATCAAGCGCGCTTCGTATCGACCACGCAGCGCATCAATGCAAAAAATTCGATAGCCTTGCGCCAGATACGGGGCAACATCATCATCAAACGACCCTAGCCCACGCGGGTCGAGCAAGATATGAATCGGAATAATGGGGGCCGGTGGTAGGCTGGCGGGGATCATGGCCGATCCTCCGCGTGGCGTAGCAAATAATCCAAGCGCGATTTGGCTCGCTCGATCGCATATAAATAGGGAATCGGGGCTTGAACATTCATCTGCCGTGCTATTTGATCTGCTTCTTCTAGCGCTTGCATGGCACGCCGCGCTTCTCGCAAGGGGTTGAATGCTTTAGCCATGGTTCACCTCATTTACCGCTGGGAGTGCTGGCAGTTGCTTTTCATTCGGAATCGGCTGACCTAAAGCGCTCGCCACTTCTACCAACAAGCCATAAAGTACAGCTCGGGCAAACGCGTCTTTGTTTTTTGCGACATCTAGTGTGAGCTGGCGCGCCAGTTTCACCATGGATAAACGCTCGCGAGTGAGCTCACCACCGGCAAAATAAAACCCTTGCTTGCGAATACCCGGCAATACTTCTGTGGTGATCCAGCGTTTGAAGGCTTTGGCCTCCTCTTTCCGACTCGTCAGTACCATTGAATACAGACCAGATTCACTGATGATATTGACCTTTTCGTTACCGCCAGCCATGCGGCTAAGGCCCTCAATAGTACTTAGGGCGTGTTCATCGTCATCAAGGCGTTGAACAGCCATGGTTGGGTTGGCCAAACCCAGCGCAGCGCAAACATCGGCAGCAACAAACCAAACTTCACCATCAGCACGTAAAACAACGCGAACTTGGTGTTGATGTAAAAAATGGTAAATAGATACAATGCCGATATCTGGCACGGCTTGTAATTTACTAGGTGTGCTATTATTAGGCTTCATATGAAGCTCCTTTGAGATGTGGTTTTCATATATGGCCCCAAAGTGTTCTAGCACTTTGGGGCTTTTCTATTTCAGTGGCTTGCCTGATGTGTTGGGCTTGCATGACTTTCCCTTTGTCGCTTTACCTCTCCTAAAATTGCGTTGATTTCACCAGTTAGACTGCGGCAATTTTTCTCCGCCTCACCAATCAGCCAACCTTTTAGCTCTGCTGTTAATCTCAAATTAAATTGCGGTAACGTTCGTGCATTCTTCACTTCTTCTCCTTAATTAATACCCCACCGTGGTGGCATTGGTTTAGTAGACCACGGTGGGGAATTGCTGTCAATACCACTGTGGTGCATTATTGCGACATGACCCGAGAAGACCCCCAATTTAAATTACGTGTTCCAGCCGAGCTACGAGAAGATATCGAAGTCGCTGCCAAAGCAAATAATCGCAGCATGAATGCAGAAATCGTCGCGCGCCTGCAGAGCACATTTAATTCTGAAGCAAAGGTTTCTAATTTGGATTTATCCCAAATTATTGATGCTGTCCGTGATGTAGTTCGTGTAGAGATCAATACGCTAAATGAGAAAAAATAGTGCTAATTCAGCAGTTTGATGCGAATAAATACGAATTTAAGAAGTTCGACACTGCCGTATCTCACCACATTAAATATCGTGATTTTCATATCGATCAATTGGCATTGCACGATAAGGTGCTGGCGCACTTAAGCACGCCAGTTGAAAGCCATGTGGATTTGATTTTGCGGCTCTATGTGATTTTGCGAAGTCAGAAAAAAGTGGCAGAAGAGTTGCGGGTATTGGGTGCCAAACCAACTTTAACCCATGAATATACGATTCCAGAGGTTAGTGCAGCTACCAGAAATGCAACAACTAGCGATTGCAGTTGCAAAGAATTAATTGAGTTAGCCAATGTGATTAGAGAAAAAAACCAACAATTGGTTTCTCTATTTTGCAATGATGGTGGTTAAAAATAAACCCGCTAGAAGCGGGTTATAATTTTATTGAGTTAATACCTCTCCAGTAGTTTCATCAAAATATACATAATCAACCCACTCTACCTTAGTATGAGTCGTTGTCCAAAACACATGCTGTGGATTGTCCATAGTTGGGGTGTCTTCGTAATCAATTGAAGTAGAGTAAGGCTTAATCAGCTTGCCAAAATATAAAGCAGCAATACGCTGCCCTTTTTTTGCTTCGCTGGGGGTTCTAGATAGCTGGACATCAGAGATTGGACAGGTACGTTTGTAGGAATAATCGTCAGCAATTATTCGCTCTTTGACTGTATATGTAGATATTAATTTCTTTACGCCAAAACCATTTTGCCCCATATAGCTTTTGCCCTTCTTTTCGACATGGCCTGCACCAACAAAGACACCACAGCCGGTATCTCTAGCTGTATCAAATTTAATTGATACAGTTAGTTTTTCAGTATCTGCATTATAGGTTTTAATTGCGGGGATTTTAATTGCGAAGGTGTCACTAAGAGATAGATTCCCGCACAACTTCATTTTTGATAGCTCTTCATTGTCTTTTTGTAATCGCAGCTCGAAGTCACTAGTTTTCTCATATTGCCCTTTTACCGGAATTTGAAGCACCGATAGCACATCTCCCGCTGCATGAATACACGCTGGATCATTACCTTTGCGATCAACGGAAGATAGAGTAGTGGTTTCTGGGGTTATTTTAATTATGTTCGGGCTAAATTGTGACGGCTTTTTTTGCGTGGCCGCGCTGGCATTAAAGGCAAAAAGGCTAGCAATGATAAAAATGAATGTCCGGATCATATTGATCTCCAAAGTGTAGTAACGCCATCCTGCCACTGCGCTTTTGTGTCAGCAACAAAAAAGCCGTCTTGCGACGGCTTCTGTGTAAATTGGTGAGGTTGTCCTACGGCCAAGGAACTTGCCGCCGGGGCGTTGCCGTGATCCCGCAACCTCGCGGCAATGATAACACCAAAACAAAAGCCTCGTTTCCGAGGCTTTATTGTGTGCAATCTATTTTTTTAGGATTTCAGCCCTAACTCTTCTAGCGATAAATCCGTACCAAGCTGGCCGTATCGCGCATTTAAACTGGTTCGCACTGCTGAGAGTGTCGTTGGTTTTAATACCTGACTGATTGGCTGTACTACTGGGCATGCACAAAATTGCACTTGAGGTGTACTCGCACTAGTTTCAATACGCATACTAGGCAAACCGTTTCCGTGCTTTAGCTTCAAACTCTTGAAGGATTGTCGCTTTTGAGCGCGGTTTTAGAGCGACCTCAAGATGAATAGATTTGCGTGAGGCAAGTGTTGTTTTAACGGTAACAACAGGAGTAAAGAGTCCATTAACAGTTCGTTTTTTTACCGTGCTCATATTTTTACCCCCTTGTCATTTAAATAGTTCATCAGTAATCGCCAGTTGGCTTCTTCCTGCACATCAAAGAACATAGTACGCCCAGTACCGTTTTTCTTCCACCATTCCCGACCAAACGCTGTTTGCATTAAGTCTTGAATCGTCTGATTGTGTGCCAGTTCACTAGGAAGATCGGCCTTGTCTGCATCTGTTAGCTCCGCATCAAAACCAAATCTAGCCCATGTATAGTAGCCATTATAGGTTGTATCTTTTGAATTACCTGCAGCCCAGAGCATTATTTGCGTCACGCCGAGCTCCTTCGCCGTTGAAACTTCATGCGCAAACATACGAACCCCGATTCCTTGGGATTGATATTCGGGTTTAATTCGCAAATAGTTATTCAAAACGAGAATATATCCACCGTCATAGGCTTGTATTTCTCGCTCGGCAGGGGCTTCAAACAAAGCGTTACGGATTTTGAAATGTGCTGAAATATCATCTTCCAGCCACATTTCAATGGTGCTCCCATCGGGAGCTCCAGTTAACTTAGCCGCTAATTCTGCATTGATTTGTCGTCCACTTAAAAAGTAATTGTCCTTAGAATCCAGCACCACTTTTTGATTAAAGTAGCGTTTTGTTATTTCGTCACGGTTATCCATAGGCGCCATTGTATTCGTAGGGACTTCTGGCGTATAGCTGGCAGGATCAAACACCGCCACGACATAGCTTAATGTGTTTGGGTGCGCCGGCCATGGATTTCTACCATGCGGATAGACGCCTTCTCCAAGTCCATATAGATCTGCGCTGGCATGGGTATCGCAGATATCGACCTTTTGATGCGCTCGGCTCAGTAAAAAACGGGTGCCGATACAGCCCGGTGTTTGCTCTGCCGTATTTAAATAGGCCGTACCATGCGCGCGATTGAGTTCGGTGCGAAATACGCGTGCGGCGTTGTGATACGCGCTGCCGCCTTGGCCAGTGAGAATGTCGGCAGTGGCGCGGGTCATTTTATCGGGGTGAGCCGCATCGATTCCGATGATGTTCGGTGTTTCTCCGCGTGCCAGCATCGCGCGGGCGGCCTGATTCGCGCTGTGGCCTTGCACAACAGCAAGCTCAATTTCGTTGATGAGCTTTTCTCTGGCGCCTCGGTTAATTCGCCAAATGCGATCGGAAAGTTGTAAACCATCGGCGGCTTTAAATTCACGCACAAAGCGAACCGCATCGTGATTGATGCGGCTAAGCGTATTGAGCTCAATCGCCGGGGTAAATGGTTTAGAGCCTAGTTCGGCGGCGAGGGGTAGGGTGTCGTTTAGCAGGGCTTGGCGCTGTGCGTTTAATCGCACCAAGTGCTGCTCAATTTGCTGGCGCAAATCGCCCAGTTGCTCGATGCGCACCACATTACTGCCCAGCGCGGCAGTATGAATAGAAGCGGCGATCACATCGACCGCCGCCTGGTATATTTCGAGCAGATCTGCCAGTGTTTGTGCATCCAGCGTATTCATTTGCTGTTGCGCTAATAGACTGGCCAGCTCGATTTGTTTGGCTACCGAATTAGGCACTTATTACGCCTTTAATCGATGTATCGTGTTTGATTTCGCCGCACTCCCGGCCGAGCTGCCAAAGTAGTACTGCACTACCGATACGAAGGCGGTACCAAGCGTGCCGACAAGTACAAATAATGAGTCGCGTGCGCTTTGGGGTAGCTCTTTAAATGCCAGCAGCGCAATCACACCAAAGAATCCGACGACAATCGCTAAGCACAACGCTTTTGGCGTCCAATCATTCAGCGTCATCTCGCGGGCACGGGCATTGGCTCGATCATCAGATGCGATACGCTCCAAATCTGCCGCCGACTTAAAGCCCATTTCTGCCATCTTAGATTTAAATTCTAAATCAGCGTTTTTAATTGCAATCATTTGCTCAGGCGTTGCGCCATGTACTGCAGCACTGATGGCGGCTTCGTCGTTGTCCACCCCTAACGCCGCAGCAATCGCTGCTCCAGCCATGCCACCAAATGGGCCTCCTAATGCCGAGCCCAAAATTGGGGCCACCGCCCCCACCGTTTTTTTCCAATCAAAATTCATGCGATCACTCCCACGCGGTTTTTAATCCAGCCATAAACAAAAGCTTCATCTTTCTGTCGGCGTTCCGCGAGGTCAATATAACGCTCGCCCTGCAGACAATTGAGCGCGTTAAATAAGACGGCTTCGCCTTCTTTGCCGCGTTTGGCCAAATACTTATCCAGTGCCGCCAATGTTGCCGACCCAATCGCGCCATCCACTTTTAAATCGGCGTAGATCGAGGCTTGATTGTTCATGACGTTTAATGCTCGCTGCAGCATCATGGCCGCAGTCGCGGTACCACAATTGACCCCAGTATCAAAGAGCTCTTCGGCTAAAACGGTAGATCGAGCAGATACATCCGCAAATTTAGGTTTAATCCAGTAGCGGCGTAAATAAATGAGCTTGGCCTGGTCGTGAGTCATATCGATCATACGACCGGTATAACCTTCCTCTCGCGCTACCGCGACGGTGATTCCCCAATGGGTTTCTCCCCCCGAATCACCCGGGTTATTCACATAGCCGCCTTCAAGGCCCAGCAGCTTGTCGAGCATTTTTTCAATGGCTATCGTCATGCGCTTTCTCCAATTAGCATTTGCGGGGTCAGTCCGCGCAATTTCAGGTGGTCCACAATCAAATCCATGGCTTCGGTCATTCCGATCAGTAGCACTTTTAATTCAGCGACTTCGCTCTCGAGTTGTTCAATTCGCTTCGATTGAAATTTAACCGTGGCGCTGAACTTGCCCATCTCACTCACGGCTTCATTTCTCTCATCGGATAGCCGCTCGATGATTTTTTCTCGTTGTGCTGCGCGTTGATGCTCTAGCTTCAACTGATCGCGCAATGACTCAACCAAGCCATCGGCGCTGTAATCTCGCCTGACCATGCGGGCGCCAAAGTAAATCAATGCGACGAGCACCAAGATTGCGACGGCCTTGCTCGCCCACAGCGTCCAAATCACATCGTTCATGGATCTATCAATAACGGCACTGGCGATCTGGGTTTTAAAATCAACCATATAAATCCCGCATAGAATGTTCGAGCATAAAAAAAGCCTCACTTGTATCAGTGAGGCTAGTTTAAGCAGGTACTGCAAGCGGAAAAAGGGGCCAAAAAGGCCCAGCAAATCAAGCTTTTCCAGCGGCTTAGTGTTGGGCTATGCTCGTGCCGCTTTCTCCTTTTCGGCCATTGCCTGGTGTAACTTTGACTACCTGTGAAGTGGGGATTGGATCTTCATTCGGGTAGGGGTCTAGGTTCTTTCGTTCCCATTCTCGGCGCTTTTGTACTTGAGCCGCATTCAGTCCCAGCTCTTCCCATACCATGCCTTCAGGCATTCCGATTGATTTGAGCTTTAAGGCGCGATCGGTGGTTTGGCTAAGGGTTTCGGTACGGCGTTCAGCAAAGCTGATGGTGTAGTCAAAATCATCTGGATTTAAACCGCGTAGTAATAACTGCAGTCGGAATGCCTGTGCGTAGCCATAGGCTAAAGTGTCCTGCAGCACGTCGATTTCATCATAATAATCACGCTTTAGATCTTCTAAAATATCCCGAGCCATACCATCGATATGCCCCATTAAGCCCTTGGGCATCGGGGCCCCGCTAAAAAAGGTATCTAGCAGGTAAGCAATATCGCCAATCTGGTCTAGATTAGCATCGCCTTGCAGCGCATTCACGCTACCTTTTTTATTCAGGTAATAATCGGTCACCGCGCCGTGCGCCTGGTCTTTTTCTACCGTGGCACGATAGTTGTTCAAATCATCGGCGCTGGCATTTTCTAAAATGTGCGCCATTCTTAGCGGCGCGCGCATTCGGCGGCGAATCACTAGATCTTCATTGGCCATATTCAGCTTGCGCCAAGTACTGCGATTGGCGTCTAAAAATGGTCGACCCATGCAGCCGTAATCATCAAAGTTGTCGGGATCAAAGCGCAGCAATAGCATTTGCCATAAGGCAAATCGGGCAATTTCTTTGCCGGCTAACATATCGAACTGGATATACGCCTGCGTAGGATCGATAAAGCGACCATTGGCGCCAACATTGGCGCGGATGGTTTCCGTTGGCATCCGCACCATGGCGACCACATTGCGTTGATCATCGATCACCATCTGAAACGGCACATTGCCTTCCATCACCAAGCCTTGAGCGTCTGACTTGAGTTTTTCCACGCGATCGAGTTGCAAGCGACGCTGAAATGATTTCCATTCTTTGGCAATGGTTTCATTGGCGTCGGCCTGCTGCAGTACGATGCCACCTTTGACGGTATCACGTGCCACTTTACGGTGAATGCGTTTGACTTGGCCATCGCTACGATCCATATGGCGAATATCTAGAATCGTCGCACGCAGGCCATAATCAATTTGCATTTGAGCATAAATTCGCCGGGTGATTTCTTCTGGCGTAGCCCGTAGGCCTGCCTCTGAGGTTGGGCGAGTCTCTTCCCCGGGCTGGCTGTTATCTCCCGACTTTTTGCTAAACCAGCGATCAAGAATTCCCATATTTCACTCCATCCGGTGTTGTGACCGAGGTAATGCAGCGCAGTCCATCAACCATCCCTAGCGCATGCAAGTCTTTAATAAAATCCATCGCTTCTGGGATGTGTTTTTTTACCAAATTTACACGCTGCGCGATGGCGAGTTTTTCGGCTTCGGAAAGTGGCGGCGGAGCATGTCGCTCTGCGGCTTCGGCGGTTTTTCTGCTGTGCTTTTTGTAGTCATTCATATCATCCCATCCCCATCAATTGTTCACGAGTTCGCACACCACTTTGAATGATGACTGCCGCGTTATCGTCTTGGCCGCGGGTGATGAGTGCCCAAATACCTGCACAAGCAGCGTCGAATAAGTCATCACCGATCTTTTTATCAGCCATGGTATAGCTGGCATAGCCACCTTTATTTTGCGCGGCTTTCATATTGCCCAACTGGCGCACCAGCGTGGCCCAATCTAGATTGGCGACATCATCCTCATCCACGCTCGGTATCGCGGCCTGCCGGTTGTGAAATGCCGCGCGCAGCGCGCTGGCCATGCTGTGTTTCACCATGCCCTGAAAGCGAATCGGCGCAAATGGCCACTGGCTCCAAGTGCTGGCCGTGCTTTCGCCATCGCCAATCGTGCGGCGATCAATATCAGTGAGGCCATGCTCATACAGCTGATCATTCAGGCTAGTGAGCATGCCAATCCCATATGCATCGCCCATCGCATAGTCGGGGCGAAAGTACGCCCACAGGCCAAACAAATCATTCTGGACTACTCGGTCATCCGTGCCGGCCAGCCATGTTTTGCAAAAAATAATCACGGCGTAATTGCCGATTTGCTCAAAGACCACTAGCGCCGATTTCGAGGCGGTTTCGGCCTCACCATGCCCAGAGTGGTCATAGCCAAAACTCAAGATGCCACGCTTGCGATATCGCAGCCCCGGCAATGGCCCAGCCGGTTGCAAATTGGCCGATAAGCCGGTGGCGATCGCAATCCGGATGTATTTTTCCCAAATGTAATTGGTCGATCGCGTGTTGATGCATAAAAACTGCCGAATCCATTCGGCCTCGGTTTGCTGGGCGCGCATATCGTTCGCCCATGCTTCATTCAAAATACCGAGTTCAATCCCCAAGTAAATATCCAGCGCTGGCAGCATTTTGTATTGGCCATTGTCGACCAAGGCTTGCAGTACATCGGCGCCTTTATAAACGCCGGTAATGCGGATTTGCGGCTGAAATTTAACGGTTGAGTCCGCCCCTAAACGGCGTGCTGAGCCTAGCATCGGTAGGAAACGACTCATTAAACGCTCTTGCGGGCAGTCATCCACCTCATCGATGCTGGCGAACGAAATGGCATCACCGTCGATCTGCGACATAATCCCGAACGCGGTCGCTTTACTGCCATTGGCAAACTGGTACTGCGTGTCTTTCATCTGGCGGCGACCATTCTTGACTGAGATATAAGCCGATAACATTTCAGAGCGGCGTATTGCATCCAGATGGTAGCCAAGGCCAATCTGCGATTGCTGCAAGCGCGGCGCGACAATTCCTTCTTCTTGAAACGGGTTGGTCGCTAAAAACATCAGGGCGTATAACTCTTTAACCGTTGTTTTTCCTGTTCGGCGGCAAGAGACATCGATAGTGTTTGGGTTGTTGTCCATCTCGATGCACTTCAGTACTTGCATCGGATCGAGCTCTACGCCATGCACGTGCTTATGCCACAAGGCATGTGGCTTTAGCCCGGTCGCAGGATCTACTCGGCCGTAGCGCATGATTTCTACCTCTGCGCGATTTTGCAGAAAGACGCGCTGCGAAGCACTAATGCGCTCATTGGCCAAATGCAGCCCCTGATTCAGCATGGATTGCGATAAGGCCGCTGAAGGTTTGCCAACGCTGAATAATGACATCCACGTAGCGTGGGTCTAACTCCATAATTCGCGCATGGCGACCTAGCTTGTGGCAGGCAATTAAGGTGCTGCCGGATCCGCCGAACAAATCCAAAACGATATCGCCGCCACGGCTGCTATTGCTAATCGGGTAGCAAATGAGCTCGACAGGTTTCATCGTCGGGTGGACATCATTTCGTGCCGGGCGATCAAAACGCCAAACTGTAGTTTGTGATCGATCGGTATACCAGCGATGAGGTCCGGTTGGCTTCCAACCATAGAGCACAGGTTCATGTTGCCATTGATAATCTTGGCGCCCGAGCACGAGCGATTGCTTGACCCAAATGCAGCATTGGGCCAACTTAAAGCCAGCATCTAGCATTGCTTTGCGAAAGTTCATCCCTTCGCTATCGGCATGAAATACGTATAAGCCCGCGCCGTCTTTGGCAAAAGCAAACATCCCAGCGTACGCATCGAGCAGGAAGCGATAAAACTTGCCATCATTCATGGCATCATTTTCAATCGTCAGCTTGTCCTTAGTCTTGCCCTCATAAGCAACGTTGTACGGTGGATCAGTCACGATCAAATCGGCAAGATAGCCATCCATGAGCTGAGCAACATGATCCAGATTAGTGCTATCGCCGCACAGCACTCGATGCGGGCCTAGTATCCATAGATCCCCTGGTTTGGAGCAAGGCTCTTCGGGCAGCTCGGGCGCGTCATCTTCATCGCAGAGACCTTCGTTCAATAGCTCTGGCAGAAATCTTGCCAAATCCTCCTCATCAAAGCCAATCAGTGATAGATCAAACTCAAAATCACGCAGCGCCCCAAGTTCAATTTCAAGTAAGGACTTATCCCAGCCTGAATTCATTGCCAGTTGGTTGTCGGCAAGGATATAAGCGCGTTTTTGCGCTTCGCTCATATGGGAAAGTTCAATCACTGGCGCTTCATTAAAACCGCGCTTATTCGCCGCTAAGACCCGGCCATGACCGGCGATAATGCCGTTGCAGCCATCAACCAATACTGGATTAGTAAACCCGAACTGATCGATGGATCGGGCGATTTGCTCAATCTGGGCTTCCGAATGTGTTCTAGCGTTGTTGGCGTAAGGAATTAGGTCGCTTAACGGGCGATATTCAAGAGTAAGACGAGTCATTTTTTTACACCAAGTAGATCTTTAATCCGCTGTTGCAAGGCGGTTTTTGCAAACACATGAACGCTGCCATCGGGATAAATCAAATGCAGCGCAATGGCTCTGCGAAGTAGTACTTTGATGGGGCCAAGGTCTAGGCCTGTTAAATCAGCGATATCGGCTTCGCTATAGGCCACACAGGCCCATAAGGATTTCCATTCTTTGTCTTCTGGCTCATTGACGATATTGATCTCAACGTTTGGCCATACTGCGATGAGTTTTTGCAAGCCTCGATCTTCTAGCATCAACAGCGTGGCTTCGATATCGCGCGCTTCTCTAATGCGAAACTCTGCGGCGATGGCTGAAATGCTCATACTTCACCACCGTTTTCACGCTGGTACTCAATCAGAATGGGATCATTCTTCGCGCGCGCCTTGGCATTACCCATCTTGTCGACCAGTAAGGCCAGTTGTTCAGTTTGCTTTTGCATAAAATCAGTGACTGAGCCGCGCTCATCATCATTTTTAAGACGCCCCATTGATTCATCTTGCTGTTCAATGACTTTTGGCGTCATGCCCAGATCGCCTAGATTCATATTGTTGCGAGTTAAAAATTCAGACAGCGTTTTCAGTAACGGATGCGCCTCAATATTCATGATTTGTTGGCGCTCACCCGTCGTTGGGTCGGTGTAGCAGGCGAGATTCATCCCGCCTTCTTTGTCGGTATACCATTCCGGATTGCGTAGCGTCACACCGTCGGCAAGGATGGTTTGCAGCATTTGCTGTACCACGGCAATGGTCGCCGCTTGCATGCCTGAAAAAATCCCGGTGAGCTTTTTTGGATCTCTTTGCTCGAATGCGGCATGGACTTGCATAAACAGCATGGTTTGGGTTTGGCAGGCGGATTGCGCTGCGCAAAAGTCTCGATCGACTTTGCAGCCAACACAAAAGCTGTAGCCATCGGGTCGAGCGGGGAAGTAGGTCGCTGTCTTAGCGGTCAATCCGTGCTTCATCGCATTAAAGCGAGTCCGCATGGCTTCTTCTGGGGTTGGGTGGCCTTCTAGATTCGCAGCGGTAGCGGCTTTGCCTTCTGGTGTTTTTGGCCCAGTGGCATTTGACCAGGCTTTAAAAAGCGCGCGCTCAAATGGTGCTTGTTCAACAGAATCGTTGCAAATTTCACACGCAGCAAGATAGCGAAATGGGTGATGCATAAACTCAGGCGCATCAATCACTTCACTCGGAAGTGCTTTAAAAGTATGCCGACAATCTGGGCAACGAAACGTGATTGCCGAAAGCGGTTTAGAAAGGTCGCGTTTTTTAGCCAT